GGAAAGTTCTACACCTACGATCACTTCGGAAGTATGGACAGTGACAACTTGCTGGGTAAGATACGTTATCTGATAAAAGGATTCGATTGTAAATGGATATTCCTAGATCACCTAAGCATTGTTATCAGTGGGATACAAGGAGATGACGAACGGCGATTGATTGATAACACGATGACCAAGCTGCGTAGTCTTGTTGAAGAGACAGGGTGTGGCATGGTGTTGGTCAGTCACTTGAAGCGAGTGGATAGTGGCCACGAAGAAGGAGGACGAGTAAGTCTACACCATCTACGTGGGTCACAGGCTATAGCACAGCTAAGTGACATGGTCATAGGACTGGAGAGGAATCAACAAGCTGAGACTACATCTAACGAGACACGAGTAAGAGTGTTAAAGAATCGGTTTAGTGGACAGACAGGACATTGTACTACACTTAACTACGACACAGAAACCGGACGATACACAGAGGACAAGAACGTCTTCGAAGATACAACCAACAATGAACCATTCTAAATGATATTAAAAAATAAAAAATCACCAAGACCGTATAAAACGTACATAGATCAAGATGAATTATGGTTTATGTTCGACCTCGGTAAGTTCTTAAGAGACATAGCAGATGAGTTAAGAGATATTCCTAATGAAGTATTAGATGAGTATGGAGCTAGGATGTTACAATCGGACACTTTATATGTGTATGAATACGGATGTGAGTTAGAAGACATCGCTCGCAGATATATCGTGAAAGAATACAACAAGGAAAAGAAAATAAGAAAGAAACTAAGACAGAAACAGAAGAAGCTAGAAAGCGAGCAAGATGAAAACACTATTCTTTGATATAGAAACGAATAAGATAGAGGACTGGTCGAACTTGACAGATCTTGACACGGTTCACTGTCTATCTATCTACGATCCTACCACACCTAAGATGATTACTTATCACGGTGCTGGTATACGAAACGGACTAAATGAGTTAGCTAAAGCAGATCATATCGTCGGACACAACGTCCTTGGGTTTGATATACCTGCTCTTGGTAAACTGTACAGCTTCCATCCACCGCTTGTTAAAGTATTGGACACGATGGTCATGGCTAGGTGTATAGTACCTGATGTACGCAACGACGACTTCTTACGACATAAGTTTGATAAGACTTTAATAGGTAGTCACTCGTTAAAGGCGTGGGGGTTACGGTTAGACAAACTAACCAAGCTATCATACGGAGAGGAAGACGGTGCGTTTGACAGTTACAACGAGGACATGAGGAAGTACTGTGAGCGGGATACAATTGTAACGCAACTGCTGTATGATTATCTGATGAGTAGTAAACCCAGCAGTCAGATGTTAGCTATCGAGCACTGGTTTGCGTACCTGATGAGGCTACAAGAGAAGCAAGGGTTCGCGTTCGACATTGAGAAAGCAGAGAAACTGGAGATGAAACTTGCTAGTGTTCGTGCTGATCTACTGGATAAACTACAGAAAGAGTTTCCATCCAAGACGGAAGAGATGAAGACACCGAGTGGTTGGTCGTTAGAGATTGAATGGAACGACGGACTCGAAATAATCTCAGCAGCAACCAAGACGGAACTAAAGAAGCAACTGAAGAGTCGTAACTTGAAACAGACGTTAGTTAAAGATGCAGTAAAGATGGGTAACAAGACTAAGATAGTACCGTTTAATCCCGGTAGTCGTCAGCAGATAGCTGAACGCTTATCGTCTTTAGGGTACGAACTACCAATAGAACCTGACGCTAAGACACCCAAGGTAGACGAAGCTGTGCTGCGTAGTATTGAGCACCCGTTTGCTGAGGTGCTGTGCGATTACTTGTTGGTTACCAAGAGGTTAGGACAATTATCAGAGGGTAATCAAGCGTGGTTAAAGCTGCAAAAGAACGGACGGATACACGGACGGGTCAACACAAACGGTGCAGTCACTGGTCGTTGTACTCATCAGAATCCTAACGTAGCTCAAGTACCTGCTTGTCGTGCTGAGTACGGAGAGGAATGTCGTGAGTTGTTTAAAGCAGGAGATGGTTACAAGTTAGTCGGGTGTGACGCAGCAGGACTAGAACTACGAATGCTTGCCCACTACCTAGCTTACTATGACGGAGGAGAATATGCTAAGGAAGTTATTGAAGGGGATATACACACATTCAACATGAAGCGAGCTGGATTAGATAACAGAGACCAAGCTAAGACAATGATCTACGCCTTTCTTTACGGAGCAGGTGACGCTAAGATTGGAGAGATCGTGGGTGGTAGTGCTAAAGAAGGACAGATGTTAAAGCGTAAGTTCCTGAGTAACCTACCAGCACTGAAAAGATTACAAGCAGATGTACAACAAAAAGTACAACGAAGCAACAAGCTGATTGGATTAGATGGTCGTATACTTCCTGTTCGTTCACCACACGCTGCATTAAATATGTTGTTACAGAGTGCAGGTGCTGTGTGTATGAAAGTAGCGTTACTTCAACTGTTCACTCGTCTTAATCAGATGAAGTGGCAACACGGTAGAGAGTACAGCTTTGTCGCTAACGTACACGACGAGTTCCAAGCAGAGGTACAACCTGATAAAGCAAGTGTGTTCTGTGAGTTAGCTGTTGATGCAATACGACGTGCAGGTAAAGAGTTAAAACTAAATGTCATGTTGGACGGGGAAGCAAAGATCGGAGAGACGTGGGCACAGACACACTAGAGCTTGAATACGATTGGCACTTGAAGGTTGCAGAATTATACGATACTGTTGACCTCAACCTACCTATGCCGTCCTCATCATCCCAGCGAACAGGAGCAATAGCTGAACAAAAGTTTATCACTGAATGTTTGGAACGGAACTTTGAACCACACCTACCTGTAACACCAATGCCGTGGGACTTGATCGTCACGTGTCCAGCAGGAACCCTGAAGGTACAAATCAAAGCAACCAACACACGGGCTACTCCGGCTAAGAATTGTTATAGCTGTGTCACGTCTGTTGGTTGTGAGAATAAAGACTATATGTCAAACGACATCGATGTTGTTGGTATATATGTTGTGCCTGAAGACACGTGGTGGATGATACCAAGAAATGAAATACAATCTAAAACCGTAAAACTAAATCCAGCACCTGACAGTACATCGAAGTACAAGAAATGGCAGGAAAACTGGAGCCTATATTATGAATAAAACATTATTGATTGATGCTGACGTGTTAGCGTTTGAAGCATCAGTAATAGCCGAGGAATCAATTGAGTGGAAGGAGGAGATGTGGACAGTACACGCTGACATGGCACTAGCCAAAGCTCGTATTGTTAATCGCGTCGAACAGTTCAAAGAGAAGTTACAAGCAGACGACATCGTTATGGCTTTGACTGATCGGGCTAACTATCGTCGTATTCTCAACCCCGACTACAAGTCTAACAGATCAAAGAGTCGATTACCTATCATATTAAAACAAGTAAAGAAGTGGATAATAGAAGAAATGGACGGTCAACTATGGCCGAACTTAGAAGCTGATGACGTCATATCAATTCTTGCAACGGACAAAAAGATGGATGAGGAAACGATTATCGTCTCCATTGACAAAGACTTCAAAAGCGTACCGGGCATCTACTACGACTTCAACAAAGACGAAACGCATCACGTCAGTCAGGAAGACGCAGACCGATACCACCTGATACAAACACTTACGGGTGACGCAACAGATGGATACAGCGGTGTACCTAAAGTGGGAGCTGTCACTGCCAAGCGTCTACTTGATAAAGAAGGATACGATTGGGATGTAGTGAAGAAATGCTACGAAGATGTAGGACTCACCGAGAACGATGCTCTGATGAATGCGTGGATGGCACGACTGCTGCAAGCGGATAACTATTGCTTTAGAACTAACACAATAAAAAAACTATGGACACCGAGAAACTACCAAACCAAGGATATACTAAAGATTTCACCACAGGTGCTAGACGTGACGGGGACATTGGACGGGGACGACCCTCGCTTATTCCTCCAATCGCCTTACGCAGTCTCGCCAAAAGATTTGAAGATGGCGG